CATATCCCCCCCCCATACCCTCAAAGAAAAACCCCCCTAAAGGGGGTCAAAAAGAAAAACCCCTTTCCCCCGAAAACGAGCTGATAGCCCTTGGTGTTGATCCTGATGCATTGGATGACTGGAAACGGGTCAGAGTTGCGAAAAGGGCGGGTTCTATCACGAAAACCGTTGTTGAACGCATGAAACGGGAATCGGCAAAGGCAAACATCACAATCGCGGACGCTGTGAGAACCTGCGCTGAACGCGGTTGGCAAGGTTTTGACGCGGAATGGGTCAATAAACCTGATAACCGAGCACCGCCAAGGCCTGAACGGCAAGAAAGCCAATGGACAACACAAGCAAAAAAAATAGCTCAAAAATGGATTAATGAAGATGAATCACAGCAACACAGCATCGAACAAAATACGTTTACTTGCCTGCCTTTCCTCAATAGCACAGATGCAAAAGAAGTACGGGATGACACCGCAAGAATTGGAAGCCCTAACCGAGGGGATGATCTGGGTTTTATCTGAATACACGATTGAGGAAATCATAAATTCAATCCGCGAATACGTTAAACACAACGATGACATGCCAGCGCCTGCTAATTTACGGAAGTTGATTGAAGAGCAAAGGGCGCGTGATTGTGCGCCGTTGCGTCCGAGGTATTACATCGCCCCGCCTGAACATAAACCATCTGCGGATGAGTTTAAAACTGTCAGCGAAGGGCTAGCGTCACTTGTAAGCGAGCTTAAATCAAAATCAATGGCATCACAATCGCCATTAGATAGCCCGCCAAGCCGATTGAATGAAGCGAAAGCTACCCATGTAGCCGACACTCTCACAAAAGCCGCTGGTGAGCCTTTAAAATGAATATTCACGAAAAGCAAAAAGACCCTCTTGCGGACTATCTCGCAATGTGCGCTGCAAAGGGCATTGATCCTGACACGATGAAGCCACTAACTGACTTTGATGGATGTAGTGATGAGATAGAGGAATATAAACCTAAACAACGCACGCGCTCAAAATATCTGCTACCATCAGATCATCAAGAATTTATTTATAATATGTATGTTCTTTCTCGTATGAGAAAATTAACCATAAGAGAGATAAAACTCAAAAAACATAATATCTATAGAGGGCTAAAAAAATACGGTCACTTGATGACAAATGAGCAAAAAAATAGCTTTGTAAACCATCGTAAAAATGAAATTAAATCGCTCAAATTGCGCCTTAAAGAAAAAACAAAACAACAAGTTTTTATAAATTGGCGAGAAATCCCTTTTGATCAGACAAAAGTCACTATATCATTAGCAGAAAACGGTAATGGCCATATTCTGCACGATAACAATCATAGACCAATGTTTCACTATCCAGAATTTAGCGCTGAGTACGAAAAAAAATATAATCAAGGCTTAATTGATCACGCTGAATATTTTATGAAGCGCGGCGTTTCTTTTTAAGCACGTTAGCCCTCATAATCCACTGAACAGGTAACGGTCTAAACCCGTTCTCCCACTCATAAATACGCTGATAATTAGGCGCGGCAACAGCAGGATTAACCGCAGCTAACGCACGAGCAAACAACGATTGAGACATGCCAAGAGCCTCACGAATAGCCTTAAATTCAGCGGGGGTCATGGTTTGCATCTCGATCAAAAACATTAAAAATATCAGAGCCGTTTTTATTTGTTTTAGCTCTAACATAAAGCTTACTCCAAACAGTCACATAGCAATAACTATCTCCTGAATTGCGTCCTTGTTTTATTATTTCTAAAACTTTTTCAACGACCTCATCGTCTGGTGCGATGCTAAAATTATTAATGATAATCCGTTTGTAATTTTTGCTTATTGCATTCATAAATCACCTATTCATCTGAGTGAAACACGTTTCAAAACTATGCGACTTCTGACATTGGCTCATGGCTGCATCGTCGCTAGCCATAACCATAAACAAGGCAAATAATGCCAATATAAAGAAAAACGATTTCATGATTGCGCCTCAACTGGTGATTTTTCAACACAGTGAGACATCACAATCGCTGGAGTAATTTGTTCAAACTCTGCATTAGAAAGCGGGGTCACACTTTTATAAAAAATACATGTTGATATGTTTTTTCTTATCACTACAAACGAGTCGTAAGCAGGTTCAATACATCCGTTAACAGTACACACCAAATGTGTTGCAGCTTCACCTGATTGAAATCCGTGTCCAGTTCTATATGATGGATACATATCACCAAGCCGATCATGATATAAATCTTCATCAATTTCACGCCATAAAGTATTATTGACAGCTTTGCATGTGTTGGATGTGCTCATCTTAATCCCCTGTGTTGTCAGCCCCTTGCTGATATATAAACACTATCCCATATGGATTAGAGTGTCAACAACAAAAATCACATCATAAGAAAAAAAATCAAAAAATATTTTGAGATTAAGTTTTAATATATTGATGGACAAATGCAGACTGTCCACAAATGTCCGTTGACAATTTGACACGCGATTAAAATCAGAATATGAAATTAATTCAGGTTAAGTTAATAACTTGCTAATCGGGTGATCAATGGCTTTAAGCGGTCGCAAGCGTTCAAATAACACCAATCGCGACAAAAACGGCAAAATCAAACAAAGCTATTACAATAATCAGAGCGAAAACTGGGCGCCTGCTGCGATTAAGCGCGCAATGGACGCAGGGCAAGCAACGCCTTTTGATATATGGATGACAGGTTTAATAACAGACAAGGGCGCGTCTCATAAAGTTCTCGGTGTCGATGCATCTGATTTGTATAACGTCGGCAAATGGTACGCTGTTGAGATGCGCAAGTATCTAAACGCAATCGGCGCACCGCGTGTTAAATCACCCTCATTGATGCGTGAAAGCCCTACAACAGGTACATCACTTGTTGACTGCAATCACATCGTGCGCGAGTTCCAGCGCATCTGTTCATCACGTCATAGAGCGCTTCTAGATGCTGCTTGTGTTGAGGGTCTGCACACGCTGCGTGTTGATCAATCCGATTTACTGCAAGCGCTGCACAATCTGCACCAATTCAAGCGCCATGCGTCTATTGTGCGCGGTTCATTCGCAGCATTGCGCGTAAAGAAAGAAACGGTATAACATAACGGCTTGACATGCGCTTAAATGGGATTAATATAAACTCATGCAAGACAACCAGAACATACCAGAAGCGCCCGCGCCATTATTCGCTCTTGTGCGTGGCGATTACGCAATCATGGTATCATCCGATAAAGAGCATTTGCGCACGCAGTCACTGCCTACAGATCGTATTTATGCGTATGAAACGCCTCTTTCCGCTGAGGATGAGACGCGCTTGCCGTATCCATCATTCCACGATGTAGATCATTCGCTTGGTCTCGTGACGCTGGTGCATCCGCACACGCAAATGTCACCACGGCAAAAAAAGTTCTTCAATCAAATCAAGCGCGTGTCTGCTTATCCTCTTATTGGTGATCAGATCGGCGCAATCGTTAACCAAATCAGATCAATGAACGTTCCGTTAACCCCTGAGTTTGAAGGCATTTGTGGTCGCATTGATCAGGTTAAAAAAGACAATCCTTACGGGTGATTTATGCACTTGCAGCAATTAGCCGAGGAATTTAAGCGACTGGCAACTGAGGCGGGTGTCTTTTGCAATTCGTTTTATTACCCTGCGTCTCCAGACTGTGATTACAATCGTTTAGTTATCAATTATGCTAATTCAGAGAGCGAGATGACAAGCGGTTTGTGGTGCGGGTGTGATGTTTTTGGAATGAATACAATCGATGAAATTAACGAGCAGCATAACAGGCTAATGAGCGTCCTGAGTGAGTTTAAGTCATGCCAGCCGGCGGTGTAAGAAGAAATGCGGGTCGCCCTCTCGGCGGTCAAAACAGAATAGACCGCGAAGCGCGTGAAAAAGCTAAGGCTGCGGGAATTACGCCATTGGATTACATGCTGCAAATATTGCGCAATGAAGACAATCCGCGTGATGTGCGTCTTGATGCTGCCAAGGCTGCCGCTCCTTATCTACACGCAAAACTTAATAGCGTTGACATGCAATTAACAGGCAAAAACGGCGGCGCGATGGAGATGGTAACACGCATTGAACTTGTAGCGCCTAGCCTAAACGAGGACGGCGCTTTTGACCTCAACGCAACAGATCATAATCCCGCCTAAGCTTATCCCTGTTTTCGTTGGTGAGGCAGATATTCGCGCGGCTTATGGTGGTCGCGGCTCTGGCAAAACACGCACGTTTGCAAAGATGACGGCTGTAAAAGCCTACATGTTCAGCATGTTAGGCTATAAAGGCATCATCCTTTGTTGCCGTGAGTTTATGAACTCGCTTGACGATTCATCAATGGCGGAAGTCAAAGAGGCGATTTTAAGTGAGCCTTGGCTTGCCGCGCATTTTGACATTGGCGAAAAATACATACGCACACGATGCGGAAGTGTCTCATACAAGTTTGCTGGTCTTGATCGCAATATATCAAGCGTCAAATCAAAAGCGCGTATCTTGCTTTGTTGGGTTGATGAAGCCGATCCCGTTACAGAAACGGCTTGGCAAATCCTTATCCCGACATTGCGTGAAGAGGTTAGCGAGCTATGGGTTACGTGGAATCCTGATAGCAAGCATAGCGCAACGGATGCACGGTTTCGGCAAGTCAAATCTGACAGGATTAAAATTGCTGAGATCAACTATAAAGACAACCCGTGGTTTCCTGCGGTGCTTGAAAGGGTGCGTTTAAAGGACATGGAAGAACGCCCCGATAGCTACGCGCATATTTGGGAAGGCGATTATGCGCAAGTCATAACAGGCGCTTATTTTGCTAAGCAGATCAATGAGATGAAAGCGCAAGGGCGATTAAGCCGCGTTGCTGCTGATCCTCTAATGACAACCCGCGCCTATTGGGACATTGGCGGAACTGGTGATAAATCAGACGCTTGCGCCATTTGGATTGTGCAATTTGTCGGGCGTGAGATACGAGTGCTCAACTATTATGAGGCACAAGGTCAACCGCTCGCAACACATGTGCAGTGGCTTAGATCAAGCGGTTATGAAAACGCTCTATGCGTACTTCCTCATGATGGGCGCTCGCATGATAAGGTTTACAAGGTCACGTACAAAAGCGCTCTTGAAGAGGCAGGCTTTAACGTTCGCGTGATTGAAAACCAAGGTGCGGGTGCTGCAATGCTTCGTATTGAAGCTGTTAGGCGTTTGTTTCCGTCTATCTGGATCAATGAAGCGACAACTCACGGTGGCGTTGATGCACTTGGCGCTTATTGCGCAAAATTAGACGAAAAACGCAAGGTTGATTTAGGACCGAACCATAACTGGGCATCACACGCGGCTGATGCATTCGGCCTCATGGCTATTGATTACGAAGTCCCCAAGGACACAAAAACACATGACATCATTAACAAATTACGACAAGGCCGAGGCGGAGGGTCTGGCTGGCAAGGCGCGTAAAAAAGAGGATGATGCTGGCTTCCTTAAGCTCATGCGTGAGCGTGCTTCTCGCGGCGTTGAATATGAGCGCAACAATACAAGAGAAGCGTATCAGGATTTAGAGTTTCGCGCTGGCATTGGTCACTGGGACGAGAAGATCAAGAAAGACCGCGAAAACGCTGATAGGCCATGCTTAGTCGTTAATCGTTGCCCTCAATTCATCAATCAAGTGACGGGCGATATACGCCAGATGAACCCCACGTTTAAAGTTGTGGGCATACAAGACAACGATAAAGACAAAGCCGACGCTGTCAATCAGATACTAAGGCACATCACTTATAACTCTGTTGCGTCCGATGCGTTTTATTATGCTGCGGATAGCCAAGTAACCGCTGGCATTGGTCATTGGCGTGTCACGACGGACTATGCGGACGATGACACCGATTTGCAAGAGATACGCATCGAGCGTGTTGACGATGGTGTAGGTGTAATTTGGGATCCCGATGCGACAAGACCAGATCGCAGTGACGCGCAATGGTGTTTCGTCCCTGTTGATATGACGCTTGCGGTTTTTAAAGAAAAATACCCCGATGCGGCAACCTCTGGCTTTGATGACATCCATCAATACCGTGCGCATTCGATGCATGGCACTGACTCATGGTGGTCTGAGAACGATAACATTCGCGTTTGTGAGTATTGGGTTAAGAAAAAGACAAAGAAAGACATCATTCGTGCGGATGGCTCGGTTATCCAGCGCGATGCTACCACCATTTGCAAATACGTTGTCACATCAACGGAAATCCTTGAAGATGCTGTTGAATGGGGCGTTTCAAAGGGCAAGAAAAACGCTAAGCATATTCCGATTGTGCCGATCATTGGCGAGGAAGTGCGGGTAGGTACAAAAACCTACAGACACGGTAAAATCAGGTTCATCAAGGATGCGCAACGGCGCTTAAACTATTTCACATCATCACATGTTGAAGTCGTTGCATTACAGCCTAAAGTGCCGTTTATCGCGGCAAAAGGGCAGCTTGATGATCATTTAGAGATGTGGAGTGGTGCAAACACCGACAATCTCCCCGCTCTGATTTATACGCCTGTATCTGGTGCAAGTGCGCCTCAACGCTCGCAGCCTCCCGTCTCGTCGCAAGGAATTGGTGAGGGCATTAATCTCGCCGTTGAGGACATGAAGGCCATTACAGGCATTTATGATAGCGCTCTTGGCAATAGATCGAATGAGACATCAGGCGTTGCTATTCAAGCGAGGGATAGACAAAGCGACACTGGTACATATGTTTACATCGAGAACTTTAAACGTGCGCTTGAGCATACAGGGCGCATCATTCTTGAGATGATCCCGCATATTTACGACACTGAACGTGTTTTGCAAGTCATTGGTGAAGATGGCGCGGTAAATGAGGTCGATCTAAACAAAGCGCTGCTTTTGGGCGGTCAAGACTTCATCCAGAACGACATGAGTAATCTTTCCTATGATTTGCGTGTCGAAACAGGCGCGTCTTACACCACAAAGCGCATGGAAGCCAAAGACGGAATGATGAGCTTCTTGCAGTCTAACCCCGCTGTGTCTCCCATGATTGCCGATCTGGTGGCCAAGTCTCAAGACTGGCCTTTGTCCGACAAGATTGCCGAGCGTTTAAAAACAATGCTTCCCCCTGCGATATTAGCCGCTGAGCAAGAAGAGGAAGGCGCTCAACCAAAACAACCGCCTATGCCTTCACCAGAAGAGCAAGCGGCTATGCAAATGGAAATGGAAAGCAAGCAAGCTGACATGGCGATGAAACAAGCCGATGTGAACATTAAGAACGCACAAGCGCAAAAAGCCCAAGCAGACGCAATGAAAGCCGATCTTGAGCTTAAAAAGGCAGAAGCTGAAATGGCTGGCATGATGCAGCCTATTCAAACCGTTGATCCGCGTGTCGATATGCTTGCGCAAAACGTCAACACGCTAGAGCAAGCACTAAGCCAAATTATTGCCATGTTAGAGCAACCTCAAGAGCCTCAAATGGCCTTTGATCCTCAAGAGCAAATGATAATGCAAGATTTAGAGCAAGGCCAATTTGTCCAGCCTTCGCCCTATGACGGATTTGCAGGAGCTGACGCATAAGGCGCGGCATTCTCGCAATGATCAGCCCCTTTAGAGGGGCTTTTTTTATGGACAAAACCAATGACAGATCAAGACACTAGTGCGCCAGAGTTAGATGAGGAGAAGCCTTCACAGGCTGCTTTAGAGCCTAATAATGAAGCGTCTAAAAACGATGCGGATCAAGAGCAAGACAATCCTCAAGATGATGATCATGAGGGCGATGAAGACGGAAGCGACGAAGGCAAGGAAGCGCGTAAAAAGCGCTCTAGGTCATCACGTTACCGCGACAAAATCACGGCGCTTGAAGAACGTATTTCGATATTAAATCAGAGACTTGAAAAGAGCGCAGAGCCTACAGAGCGGCCTAAGCTTGACGATTATGCAGACTATGACGATTATGAGGCAGCCCGTGGTGAATGGGTCGCCAAGAAAGCAACGTCTGAAATAAGAGCGGCTGACGCAAAAGAAGAGCTTGAAGCAGTCCAGCGTGAGCGGATTGAAACGCTCGCTAGCGATCACAAAATGCGTGAGAGCGAAGCGAAAAAAGTCATCCCTGATTATGATCAAGTCATATCGAATTACAAAGGCCAAGCGCCAAAAGATCACGTTGCCGCAATCATCCTTGAAAGCGATAAATCTGCTCTTTTAAAATACCATTTTGCATCGAACCCCCGAAAATTAGCCGAAATCAACAGCATGTCCCCGCTCTCTGCGGCGCGTGAAATCGGTCGGCTTGAAGCCTCTCTGTCATCACCAAAATCAAAAACACAAACAGACGCTCCCGCTCCATCAGGGGCGCTTAAGGGCGGCACATCTCCATCCAAATCAACCAATGAAATGTCAGTCAGCGACCTTGAAAACGCTTTCAGAAAAAAAGGTCTGATCTGACAGCCAATTTAATAAGGATTTAATAAAATGGCTTCCAATATTTTAACAAATGACACCATTGCCAAAGCTGCAATGGTTATTCTCAAAAACGAGACAGACGTTTTAAAAACGTTTTATCGTGGTTATGAAGAAGACTTTGGCGCTAAGAAAAATGGCTACAAAGAAGGCGACACAATCACAATTCGTCGTCCTGTTGATCCATCGGTGCGCCGCACTGTTGTCGCGTCTGTTCAAGAGTCCATTGAGGGCAGTGTCGATCTAAAAGTTAACAAGCCTTATGGCTCTGATCTGACTTTTAGCACAACTGATCGCACATTGAGCATTGAGAACTTCACCGAGCGCTTCATCAAACCTGCTGTAACAAACATTGTTCAGACAATCATCTCGGATGCGATGGGTGAGTTTTACCCGTTCGTTAACAACTGGGTGGGCACGGCTGGAAGCACGATTGACAGCTATTCTGACTTCCTTGTGGGCACAACCCGCATGAATAAGCTTGCAATCCCGATGGATAACCGCTTTGCCGTTCTTGATGAAACAGATCATGCGGCGCTTGTTGGTGCTTTGCCGTCTCTCTTTGTTGCGGGTGATACGAACCGCGCACTTAAAGAAGGCAAGTTACCAATGCTCAATAAAGTCGGCGTTATGTCATCTAACTTTGTGAAAATCCACACAGTCGGTGATCATGGCGGAACGCCTCTTGTTCGTGGTGCAAGCCAGAACGTGACGTATGATAGCGTTAAAACCTCTTCTTTGTGGTCGCAAACGCTCGCAACGGATGGTTGGTCAACCACAAAAGTCTTGAAAAAAGGCGATGTGTTTACAATTTCAGGCGTGAACGCTGTTAACCCACGCACAAAAGAAAATACTGGGTTTCCCATGCAGTTTACGCTTGTTGCTGATGTGACAACGAATGCGAACAGCGCAAACGAAACAACGCTTACAATCAGCCCCCCGATTATCTCGTCTGGGGTGCATCAAAACTGTACCGCTGCCCCAGCAGATGATGCTCCAATCACTGTTAAAGGCACGGCGAACACAGGCTATCAACAGAACTTGTTTTATCACAAAAACTCGATGGCGATTGTGTTTGTGCCGCGTGAAATCCCTGCGGGTGCGGTTGATGTTTCGCGCATCACCGAGGACGGGATCAGCGTCATGCTTGAGCCTGTTCGTGATGGCGTGAACGATACTTCCTTCCATCGTCTCGACGTTCTTTGCGGGTTCAAGTGTATTGATCCACGTCTCGCCGTTCGCGTTTCTGGAACATAAACCTAAATCAGATCAATCATTTATAAGGACTTTTTAAAATGACAGCACGTCAACTCTCTGACGGTAATCCTGATGGTCAAGTTTTAGGCCAAAGCATTACCGATAAAATTGCCTTCTTTAACTCAACCCCGATTGTTCAACGCTCTGGCGCTGCTCTTGCTGCTATTACAGACAGCACGGGCGGTACTGGCGCTGCGACATTTGCGGCTATTACTGCGGGCGGTGCATACGCTCAAGCTGATATTGTGGCGATTAAGAACGCCTTGGCATTTATTGCCGCTGAGCTGAATGAAATCCGTTCAACGCTTGTTGCTTACGGCCTTCATAAAGGCGCTGCATAATGACTAAGTCCCGCTCTGACATCATTGAGGGTGCTCTACAAATCCTTAACGTTGTCGGGGTGGGGCAACCTGTGTCTGCTGAGGACAATGCCGTTGTTGATATAGACGCGGCGGCTGAGTATCTCGCATCAAAAAGAATTACTGACATCGTTAATCAGGTTCAAGATGGTGAGCTTGATGAACAATGGTTTATCCCGTTTTGTGAGTTTGTCGCGGCAAAATATGGGATGCGGTTTGGCAAAAGCTTTGCTGAAATGAAAACGCTTGAGGCTTCGGCGCTTGATGATTTGCGCGACATTGAAGACCGTACAAGACCAGTGCGACATCTTAAAATATTATGGCGCAATCCATAAATGGTTGACGTTCCTTTACCCACGCTCTCAAGCCCTGCTGAGTTTTCGGAAAGCGGGGGGCGCTTAATCAATACATACGTCGAGAAGCTAAACGATGGACGCATTGCAAGAAAGCGCGTTGCTGGTTTGCGTGAGATTGTTGAGATAGCCAATTACACGCATTGTCGCGGCTTTCTTAATATCAATGAGAACGTGCTAGCGGCGCTTGATAACAGGCTTGTTTATATCACGAGCAATGGCGATGGCACTTATTCATCGACTGATCTAGGGGTTCTGTCTGGAACTGGTCAGGTCTATTTTGCTCGCAATAACAAAGCACCTACGCCTGATATTGTCGCTGTAACAGACTCAACGGCTTATTTGCTTACGACAAGCGGCGCTCCTGCAAGTTATCCTGACGCGGATGTAGGCTCGCCAATAGCCGTATGTTTTTTGGGTGGCTATTTCGTCTTTGTTTATGGCGATGGGCGCATGAGAACGACTGCGCTCAACGATACGGCAATCAATACGCTTGACACTGCCTTTGCAGAAAGCAAACCAGACGGTCTTTTGAGGGCAATACCTTTAGGGCGTGATCTGATCGCATTTGGCAAGGAAACAACGGAAATATGGCGCAACACGGGCAACCTTGTCGCCTTTCCCTTCACGTTCCTCGATACGCTCTCTTATGGCATTGCGTCATCATCTGCTGTTGCGGGGTTTGAGGCTGGCTTTACGCAACCCCCAATGTTTGTCGGTGATGATAATAAAGTTTATCAAATGCGGGGCTACACACCAACGCCTGTGAGTAATCACACCGTTGAAAGAGATATCGAGAATTTAGTCGATAAGAATGAGCTAGAAGCGTGTGTTTATATGCACGCGGGTCATCCGTGCTGGGTGCTTTCCTGCCAGTCGTGGACATGGGAATATGATTATTCAACGGGCGGATGGTATGAGCGCACAAGTTATGAACAATCGCGGTGGCGTGGTTCATTCACGGTTAAGGCGTTCGGCTCTTGGCTTGTGGGCGATGCTTACAACGGCAAAATGTATGTCGTTGATCCCGAATATTACAAAGAAGGCAACGATCCGTTAATCGCAACGGTTATCAGCGCGACTATGAGTGCATTCTCAACGGGCGCAAGCTGGCACGCTCTCAACATTGATATGAACACGGGTGTTGGCGTTAGAACGGGTGCTGTGCCTATTGAAACAGACCCGCAATGCATGATCAGCGTATCGCGCAATGGTGGCGTGACGTTTGAAAACCCTATTCGTCGTTCAATCGGCAAAGAAGGCGATTATCGCGCTCAAATCAGAATTAACAGGCTCGGCAAAATATCAAACAAAGGCGCTCAAGTGCGCATTGATGTTTCAGACCCCGTTAATTTTACTTTGTATGCCGCTGACGCTGACATTGTGAAGCTTGCAAACGCATGAGCATTGAACTCCAGCCTATCCCGAAAATCAATTCAAGCCCTGTTTCGGGTGTTGGGACTACGTTTGATCCTATTTATTACACGTTCAACTATTCGATGTTTGCGTGCGTGAGTGATATCAGAACAAGGATGAAGATCACATCTTTAGCGGCTGATCCAACAACAAGTGACATTCAAGACGGCGATGTAAGGGTGTTCGAGAACACAACCAGCGGTCAAGTGCGTTGGTGGGTCAATCACGGTGGCACGCTTAAAAGCATCCAATTCACGTAAGGATTTAAAACATGCCAAGTGCAAAAGGTGCGCGCAATGCAGCGATGTGGGGCGCTCAAACCATTCAAGACGGTGAGAAGCGCGTTCTCGGTGAATATGACACAGGCTATAATGAGGCCAAGGGCTACCTAGGACAGGGTGATGAATACTACAAGCCGTATGCTGACAGATACGGCGCGGGTTCTGAGGCTTATTCTAATGCGCTTGGCTTGGGCGGTGAGGCTGGCAATCAAAGCGCTCTAGGGATGTTTCAAAGCTCTCCGCTTGCCAGATTAATGAAAGACAACGCTCAACAGGATAGCCAAGGCATTTTGCGCAAGGCTTCTGCGGGTGGGATGCTTAATAGCGGAAATACTGACACCGATGTGATGAGCTATATGGCGGGGCTGTATAACAAAACTTATGGCGATCATCTTGGTCGGCTTGGCGATATGGATCAACGCGGTTTGCAGACGGCGCAACTGAGAAACAACAATCTCGGAAATTTGGCAGGACTTGCAAGCAATTATTACAATCAACGCGGCTCAACCATTCAAGACAATATCAACAACATTACAGGTATGGGAATGGGTGCGCTCAAAGCTGGTGATGATGTGAAGGCCAAGCAAGAAGCGAACTGGGCGGCTGGTGGCCAAGCTCTCGCGTCGCTTATGGGGTCTGGCATGGGCAGTGGTGGCATGTTCACAAAGATTTTCACAGGGGGTAAATAATGCCACCTATTCCTCTTTATGATTTTACGACAAAAGACTACGGCGTAGCAAACATGATTGCGTCTATGCCTGACGCTTTCTTTTCAGGTTATGAGCGTGGGCAAAAACGCTTAAAAGAAAAGCAGGAAGCAGACGCGATTAAAGGTGAGTTTCAAAGTCAGTTCCAATCTGTTCTTGGATTGGGAGGCGGCGATCAAAATCAAAATATTGCAGCTCAACCGTCCTCACCTGTTGCTGCATTAGGCTTAGGTGCGCCACAACAAGAGCCTCAAGGCAATCCTCGAATTGATCAGGCGTTTGATAGTGCTCAACCTAAAATGCCTTCATTCCAAGCAATGCAAGGCGGCGGTGTAGGCGATATTAAAAGCAAAGTTTACAACTCGCTTATTAAAAATGGTATCTCTCCCGTTGCTGCTGTTGGCTTGACAGGCAATCTTGCACAAGAAAGCAATTTTAGAACAGACGCACGCAATCGTGGCGATGGTCGAGACGGCTCTGATAGCATTGGGCTTGCACAATGGAATCAAGACCGTGCGAAAAACCTCATGGGCTTTGCTGCATCAAAGGGGCTTGATTGGCGTGACCCAGAAGTGCAAGGCGCATTTATTGCGCATGAATTAAAAACAACCGAAGGCCGTGCAGGGCAAGCGTTGGCAAAAGCGCAAACACCAGAAGACGCGGCAAGGGCTGCAATCGGCTATTTCAGACCCGCTGGCTTTACTTGGAATAATCCTATGTTAGCTCACGGTGCTGAGAATAGGATTGCTCAAGCAAGGCGTGCGGCGCAAGAGTTTGGCGTTGGCGGTCAACAACAGGCATCTGCACCAGCACAAGGGGCAACACCTGCTCAAGGCTTTGTTGCACCACAGCAAGGGCAACAGCCTCAACAAAGCAGCTATGCACAACAGCTTATGGCACGCGCTCAAGCCCTTGCAAGACAGGCTCAAGCGACAGATAGCCGCCCTCTCATGGAACGCGCACTAAAAGTGCGTAAAGAAGCTCTTGAAGCGCAACAAAAGGAAACATACGGCTTCCAAGCCTTTGGCGATCAACTGTTAAGAACAGACCCGCGCACGGGGCAAGCCGAAATCATTATGAGCAAGCCCGTCAATGATGTTGAACAGCGCTTAAAAGAGGCGCAAATTAAAAAGTACGATGCAGAGGCGCAAGGCAAGTTAAGGCCTGTTAATAAAAATGAGGGCACTATTCCCGCTGGTTATCAGGCCGTACGTGATCAAAATGGTGATATTGTAGAGATTAGGCCAATTAAAGGCAGTGAAGCAGAGGCAGACGCTTTAGAAAAGCAACAAAAGATGGGCGCTAAAAAAAGGTCTGAAATATCATCTTATAACAGCATAACGGACGCTATAGGTGACGCTCAAAAATTGGTTAGTGGATCAAGCTTGCCGTCCGTTGGCAAGGGCGGTCAATTCGTTGCTGATTATGTACCATTTACAACGAATGCGAGCGATTTAAAGAACACTCTCAACACGATTAAAGCAAAAACAGCCTTTGGCGAGCTGCAAAAAATGCGCGAGGCTTCACCAACAGGGGCCGCATTAGGTGGTATTGCGGTTAGAGAACTTGAGCTTTTACAAGACAGTGTTGCAAGTTTAGAGCAGTCTCAAAGTGAAGCGCAATTCTTAACAAACCTTAGAAGGGTTCAAGAAAATTTTGATTTGATCATTCACGGGAAAATTATGACCCCTAATGAACGTCAAAGCTTTAGAAAAAACAACAGCCAAATAAATAATCAACAACAGCAAAACGCCACACCTCAAGAGGGACAAACTGGAACGCTTCCCGATGGCCGTAGGGTTATCATTCGAAATGGCAAGCCAGAGATAATGCAATGAGCACAGGCCAAATTGATATTTCTCAAATCAAGTGGGATGATAGCCCTCAAATAGACTTATCGCAAGTGCAGTGGGATGACACGCCTTCCCCACAATCTCGCATTGATCAAGCCTTTGATGTGCAAGCGCAAAACCCGCCAACTGAATTATATGGACAAAGCGGTACTATTCGCAGGGCATTAGAGCAAGGCTTAACAAGCAATCTAAGCGATGAAATGTCTGGCCTGTTATCGGCTGGGGCTAGCGATGCAAGACGATCTGACGCTATGGCGGCGCAAGCATTGCCTAGTGCTGATCCACGTAAAGCCCTCTATCAAAATCAAGCCGATGACTTTGGTGTGTTGGACGTTGTGAGAGGCGGTTACAGGCTGGCATCTGACGCGCTTGGTTTTGGTGATGGTCAAGCCTCAAAGCGTTATGATGAACAGGTCGCACAAGAAAGGCTTAAAAACAAATTTGCAGAAGCAAGTAATCCTAAAACTGCCATTGCTGCAAACATTGCGGGTGGGCTGGTAACAGCTCCAGCGTTATCTAACCCTACAGGCATTGCCAGCGCGGCAAGACAAGGCGCGGCGGTTGGTGGGCTTTATGGTTTTGGCGCTGGTGAAGGCTTGAAAGATAGCGCGACACAAGGCGCTATTGGTGGCGCGGTTGGTGGCGTTATCGGGGCAGGGGTTGCCAAAAGCGGTGATTACCTTGCAAATAGAGCGGCTGAAAGAGCGGCAAGAGGACTATCTGAATCAGATCAAGCAATTATTGCCGCATCTAAGGAAGGCATTGATCTTCCGCGTTACATGGCAACAGATAGCGGCGCAACGCAGGGGCTAGCATCATCTATTGGCGAATTGGCTTTCCTTGGTGCGCCTATAAAGAACGCTGAAAATAAATTTGTTCAACAAGTTGGCGGTCGTGTTGATGATATGGCTTCATCTCTTGGCGCTTCGTCTCCCGATGTTGCGGGTGATAAAACGCTTCAAGCGCTCACTAATTTTGTAAAAACACGCGGCGGGGCTGGTGAAAATTATAAACCGCTTGATGAAGTAATTGATCAAACAAAAACAACCGTTTTAAATGCGACGCGATCCGCTGTTAATCAAATTGCTGAAAAAAACAAACTTGCAATGTTGCCAAGTGAAACAAGCGCAACAAAGATTGTGCGCGATGCGATTAATTCACCTGAGGGGCTAACGTTTGAAGGTGTTAAGGCGCTACGCTCAAAAATAGGTGAGCTTCAAAGCAATGCGCTTTTGCAGGACACAAGCAAGGGTGAATTAAAAAGCATTTATGGCGCTTTAACAAGCGATTTAAGGAATGCAGCTTATAACGCTGGCGGTGAAAAGGGCTTAAAGCTGTTTGAAAAGGCGAACCGTGAATACGGCATTGCATCTGCAAAATCAAAGGCGCTTGAGAAAATCGTTGGCAAAGACGGATTGAGAAGCGCTGAAGAGGTATTTGGCGCGATTGAACGGCTTGCTCTTAACCCTAAAAGCAATGCGGGGCTATTAAATACAGTCATGCGTGAATTGCCAAAAGATGTTGCCGACGAAGTGCGTGGAACGCTTATTGCTAAAATAGGACGCAATCTTGATGGTGATATTTCACCAACTGGTTTTGTTTCGGCATTTAGCAAAATAGGTGATAGACAGAAAAATGCTATTTTTGGGACTAAAGGCACTGAATACCGCGATTCCATTGAAAACATTATTCAAGTTATGAACAGGGCAAGAGCCTTTGAAAAGTTTGGCAATAAATCAGGCACGGGGCGCGTTGTCGTTAACAATCTTGGCATAGCTGGCGGTCTTGCGACTGTTGGGAGTTTTATCGGCTTTGCAAAGGCGGCATTGTTTGGTGCTGGCACGTATGGCTTTGCAAAAGTCATTGCTAACCCTGTTTCGGCACGCAAACTAAATTCAATTTTGAAAGTGGTTGATAGCAAAGCATCCGATGCGGCAAAGGCTAAAATCATACAGCCAATGGTCACAGCAATACAAAAAGAGACAGGTGTCGAAATTCCGATAACACAAGCCGCGACAAATCAGGTGGTTCAACCTTCTCAAGTGAGTGGTGTAACGCCTAAATTTGGCAAGCATAACGTCACGGCTGCGGATAACACAAAGGTTGAGGTCGAGCCTGTTATTGTTGATGCGTCTGAATTAATACATTCATTTAACCCGCGCTATTCTCAAGAGTTGCAGCCACGCGATAGAGCAAGAGGGTCATCTGATTTGCAAGTTAATAAAATAATAAAAGAGTTTGATCCTGAGCGCTTAGGCTATTCATCGGAATCTGATCGTGGTGCGCCTATTATTGGCGGTGACATGATGGTCGAAAGCGGCAATGGCCGCGTTGAAGCGCTTAATCGTATTTATAGCCAAGGCGGTCAAAAAGCTGAAGCTTATAAGCGCTATTTAACTGAGCAAGGCTTTAATATTGAAGGCATCAAAAACCCAGTTCTTGTGAGAAAAAGAATGGGTGAAATGTCTCAAGACAAGCGCGTTAAATTTACGCAAATGTCAAACAAGGGTGCTATTTTAGAACAATCCGCGACTGAAAAAGCTGAACAGGAAGCGGGGATGATCACCAATGAAATGATTGATTTAATCCAAGATTCTGGTGATCTACAATCATTAGCTAACGAAAAATTTGTCCGTTCATTTATATCAAAATTACCTACGACAGAACAGGCAAGCTTCCGTGATAAAGATAACATTTTATCATCTGAGGGCTTATCAAGGATTAACAACGCTGTTCTACAGGCGGCTTATGGCGATTCATCCATTTTGAGGCGCGTTTCAGAATCCCTTGACGACAACATCAAAGGCATAACAGGCGGTCTACAAATAGCAGCCCCACAATGGCTTAAGCTTAAATCGGCAATAAAAAGAGGCGATGTAACGGCGGATTTTGACCTTTCTCAGCAAATAACCAAAGCAGCGACGCTTATTTCAGACGCAAGAGATAAAGGCTTGCCGATTGATAAATATATGCAACAATTAGACGCATTTAATCCCATTGAGGATGATGTGGCCGTTATTATCAATGCGCTTTATGAAAAAGGCCGCGTTATAAGCAAACAAAAAATAGGCGAGTTTTTTGAGAACTATGCTAATGAGGCTAGAAAATCTGGCGCTGGCGGCAATATGTTCGGCGATAAGATTGACCCTAAAAGCGTGTTAAAATCATCTTATGATAAAACTGTTAAGCTTGAAGACAATCAGAAATTAAAATACGATCAAACCCTTAAAGACAAAGGGCGATAAAATGGAAAAAAAGACAACACCAAGTAAGGCTCTTGAAAAGGCTTTCATCAAAACATTCAAAAATGAACCTGCTAAGATTAAGCGTTTCTTTGTTGAGAAGTTCCAACGCAATAAAAAGAAAAAAGAAAAACAAGACTAAGAAACGTTAAAATATAACGCATCTAGCCTCCTTATGGGGGCTTTTTTTATGAGAAAATTTCATGAGCACAATTCGTTCTCCCTTGTCGAATAGGGTTATCACGGCTTCAAATGGCACGCCTGATCCTTACGCAAAAATATACATCACGGATGCTCTCACCTCAACACCTATCACTGTTTATGCTGACGCTGACGGTACGACTGCTTTTGAGAATGATAGCGACACCGATGCAACCGTTCTTGCGGATGCTAACGGCAAAGTCCCCACGTTCTTTATTCCTTATGGGGATTATGGCGAGAGGGTTACTTTATCAACGGGCGTGCAATTATGGTACGATACCAAAGTTCCTAATCCCGCGCCTATTGAAAGCACATCATCGGAAGTTCCAGATTCTGAGCGCATCAAGACGGGTTTTGTTAAGTTTTTAGAGAAAGCAGGGACAGAGGACGGCTTTGTTCGCCAAAACGGGCGTACAATCGGGAATGCTGTATCAGGCGCAACAGAACGCGCTAATGCCGACACTGCCACGCTTTATGCGTGGATCTGGAATAATAAAAGCAACACTCTAGCCGCTGTTAGTTCTGGACGTGGCGTGAATGCCGCTGCTGACTATGCAGCCAATAAAACAATAACGCTAACCGATATGCGCTTTACAGGCCAAATCGGGCTTGATGGCATGGGGAATAGCGCGGCGAACCGTGCGACTGGAATATCAATAACGGGCGGGTCTGACACAGCGGGTTCATTCGGTGGCGCTGCAACAGTCGTTTTAGACATAACGCATATTCCATCACACAATCACGGCGGGGCAACAACAGGAGGAAGCGCAACGTTGCTCTACGATAGGGCTGCTTACAGCTTAACGTTGTTTGGTCAAGCTGCGCCGAATTTCAACTTAAACGTCGCAACGGCAAACGGCTCAACGGTGGTTGATAACCAAGGCCGCACGCACTCAATCGCAAGTCAAGGTGGCGGATTAGCGCACAGCAACATGCATCGTTTTATCCTTGGCACATTTTATCAAAAGTTGTAATAAATGACACATGCACTGACTCCAGCAAGTAATTCATCCGATTGGCGTTCTGACGTTTTTCAGGCTGTTGATGACGACACTGGTGAGCCTTTCACTTTAACAGGCTTAAGCATCTCCGTTGAGGTGCGCAACAGATACGGGAATATTGTCCTGAGCGGCACAAATTCTGATGGGCGGGTTACTGTTGACGGCTCGGAATTTGAATTTGTTTTTCCTGCGTCTCTCATGAGCGACTTACCCGCAGACACATACAAAGTTTATGCGCGAATAACTGACAGTGGCGACGGCTCAATTTCACAAGCGATTGTTAGCAATGTTTCTATTTATGAAGGTGGTTTTAAATGAGATTGTCAATCAGGGTTAAGCCACGACTGCCGTCTACAATAACAGGGCAGGGGATTATCGCATCCGCTCGACTTGGTGGCAGTTATACGATCAATGCAAATTATAGAACATTGAGCGAAACAACATCTGTTAGTGATCTGACACAGTTTATTGTTGCGCTGCAAAATAAAGATGATGGCTCATTCTCAAAAATCACGCTTGATAATTTGCCCGTGGGCGTTGTGGCTTGGACAGATGTAACAGGCAAGCCGTCAACATTTACACCAAGTGCGCATACGCATCCCGCAAGTGAAATAAGCGATGGCACGGTGGCGGGGCGTGCATTGCTTACAGCGGCGAGTGATACGGCTCAAAGAGCGCTGCTTTCACTCGGCTCTATTGCCCTTTTAAACTCGGTATCTCTCGCAACGAATGTCACGGGCAATCTACCAGTCACGAACTTGAATAGCGGAACAAGCGCATCATCGGTCACATATTGGCGTGGTGATGGCGTATGGGCTGCTGTGAACCTCGCAAGCGGAGTGACGGATACATTGCCGATCGCTAATGGTGGCACGGGGCAGACAACAGCGGCTGCGGCTTTCAATGCCATTAAACAGGCCGCAACAACGAGCGCGACGGGCGCTGTTGAACTTGCAACCAATGCCGAAACACAAGCGCAATCATCATCAAGTGTTGTCATTACCCCCTCAAACCTTGCGTCTCGTGTGGCATTCTTTGCGCATAAAAACGGAACAAATCAAACTGGAATTTTATCTGCTACTGAAACAAAAGTGACGTTTGGCACTGAGCGTTTTGATAACGGTGGGTATTATGATACCTCAACGTCTCGCTTCACCCCTCCATCTGGTTATTACCGTCTAAGCGCTGCATGTCTTTCAGGAGGCGGTGCTGTTGATCAATCGGTATGGGGATTAGTAATTTATAAAAATGGCGTTGCGTTAGCCGATGATTACAAACCTTGGTCTGGCACGACAAATTTTACGGCAAGTATAACAATAAACGACGTTGCAAATGGCACTGATTACTATGAGGTTTATGTTTATGGCTTTGGCGCTGGTGACAAAACAATTAATGGCGCGATCAGATCAACATGGTTTTGTGGGGAGGCCATATAATGCTTGTATTTGAACGCCAATTAACAACAGAAACAGCGCTTTATCGCAGTGAGCCGTCATCAATATGGACGTGTTTACAGCAATTCAGGGTTGATTTCCAAATTGAAGACCCTTCTGTCCTTGAATGGCAGGGGAAAGTCAATCTTAGACATCGTGGCAGTGAGGTTAGCTTTACGGGCGCTGTTGGTGTCGCTATTCGCGCAACGTTGCGCTATTCTCCCAATCCGATTGCCACACCCCCCGCTTCAAGCGTTGATGTGCCTTATTATAATTCATCAATGGATTTTGTCACAAGGCACGGGAAAGCAGCATGTAACATTGCATCCATTGATGATCACTACGCTGATTTAATCACGTTTGGACGCGCTGAATTATCATTGAGCGGGTATTACCGCCTTGAGTTTTGGGGCACTTCACATTCGACAGGTGCGCCAAACACAGACGGCATTGTGTGCGTCAATATCAACAACGACTGGACGGATGCTGTAAATCCTTACAGCTACTTAATCGCAAAGGTAATATAAAATGACGGTCTATTTCAATTTAAAGGGGTCATCTCCTTATGGTATTGACGCTGTTACGACATACCGCGCTGAAGCCACACCAACATCCTCTTACGCGCTAGTGACAGGCTTAGGAACGGCGGGGGCGCGTCCAGCGCTTGCTCTTCTTGTCCAGAATGACGAACACAAGGCGATACGCGTGTCATGCACTTCTGCTGCGGCGGGGAATGATGCAACAGCGACAGATATTTTAGCAGGGCAGGGGCTTGTTCTTTGGCTGCTTGGCGACGCAAACGTTTATGTCAAAACAATCTGATAGGGGGCATTGATGTGTAAATCCCCTATTATTCAAGCGGCTGGTCAAAGCCTTAACAGCCCTAATCATGCCCCTGTAACGGTTATCTTCGACGGACAGTCCATCGCATCACGCGCAGTTTACGTCACTCGTTCCCCTACAGCAAACCCTACAACAACCACGCAGATCGCCAACCGCATCTCCGGCACGATGATGGCCGCAGCCACTTTATCGCATTCTTTTCAACTCCTCAACCTGCGCGATGAAGCCCCAACAGCACCTACCGATCCTGCTGACGCGCTCATTCTCGCAACCGCTACGGGCAATCACTTTTCCCTCGGCCTCGTGATCGGTAACATGGTGGCTAAAGATGGCCGCGCTATGGACGGCGGAGCAGCAGGACTTAACACAAACGAATACCTCCCCTACAACTACGCACGGCAACCAAAATTAATTATTATCTCCGCAGGGGAAAGCGAT